TGGCATCAGTGGCCACGCTGTCCGACGCACCCGTTCCTCCACCACCTGAACCACCTGTTGCCACAGCAGCCGATCCAGCGTAAGCACCACCGCCTCCACCACCAGCGTAAGTCGGGGTGGTTGCCGTGATTCCGTAGCCCGTCGTTCCTGCGCCACCATTGCCCGCCACTGATGTGGTTGCGTCGGCACCGACAGCACTTGCGCCACCACCGCCACCAGCGAGATAGTAGGACCCCGTGCCGTTCGCATCGCCCCCGTCAAAGCCATAACTTCCCGACGTGCCACCCGTGTACGAGTAGTCGCTGGCTTCTCCACCAGCGCCCCCACCAGACCCGTCCGTGGAGTTGATCCCGTTGGAGGGTCCATACCCACCACGGCCACCGCCCGTGATCGTCATCCCAAGGGCAACAGACGAGACACCATCGCTTACCGATGTGTAACCGGGGGTGCGGTTCCCGCCTGCCCCCACGGTGATCGTGTGGGTGGCTGCTCCGCTGTCGCCTGAGGTGACACTGGCTGCGAAGGCTGTTCCTGTCCTCAAAGCACCAGCACCACCGCCGCCCGTGACTTTCCCTGAACCCCCGTCACCGCCTGCTGCGCCACCTGCGATGATCAGCCAGTCCACGTTGGCCGCACCAGAAGCCACGACAAATTCGCCTGAACCACGGAACGTGTGAACCCGATACGTCGTCCCAGAATCGACGTACTGCGTGATGATCCCGCCCGTAGCGACAAGCGGAACAGCGCCGAACAGGCCACCGTTCGTCCAAGTGGACACACGCGTTCCCGGCCAGCCCTTGGCCGTATCGTGGCGTCCCTTCCACTGGGATACCCGTGTACCCGGATTAGCCCGGTCCTGACGGAACATCTGCTAGGCAGTAATGCGGTTGACGTAACCGTTGATGTTGACGACGTTGGCACTAGCAGCCCACGCCTTGATGGTTAAACCACCGTTCAACAGCAAACCCGGCACCACCAGTGTCATGCCGCCATCAGCAGTCAGGGTCGTTTCAATGTAGTCGTCCTGATCGGTGGTGCCACCGTACTCTATAGTGAGTACCACGTCAGCGGCAGACGTGTTGCAGGCGTATAGCCATACTTCGTCTATGTCGGACGCACCGGCCACAGCGTCGTGAATGTCCACCGCTGCACCCGTGTTGGCACCGGTTACGGAGATATTCTTCCCGCTGGTGCTGTCTGACAGCAGGATCTTTGAGTATGTTGCCATGTTTGTCTTTCCTTAGTTGAATACTGAGTTTGAGATAATACTGCTGGCGTTACCGTCACCATGCAAAGCAACGGTACCCGTAGCGTCGGGAAACGTGATCGTCCTGTCCGCCGTAGCATCCGTAGCAGCAATAAATGTTTCGTATGCGTCAGCCGTGGAACCCTCATAGCAGATCCGTTGCGTACTGCCGTTCAGGTACACCTGATCGCTGAACGTGGCCTGTTCGGTAACCGCCAACGTGCCGCTGACAGTCGTAGCAGACCCCGACGTGGACAACGTGGGCGTACCCGTAGCCCAATCAACAACATCGTCAAAGTTCTCGTTGACCTCCGCTGCGACAATCGCCGTCCCAGCAGTGAACGAATACGTTTTGGCCAAAGCAGCCACTACCGCAACCTCCGCGTCCTGTACATTCCGATGATCGAAGTAACCCCCCACTTGCCCCGCAAGGAAACAGAGGGAGAAACCTTAAACCTTAAACTAATAGCCTGTGCTGTCCCAACTGTCGGCCACCGGGCAAACAGATAGCGGTCAGAAGTGCCCGCCGCCTGCCATTCGGACGTGTCCCACACGCCGTCGCCAGACCCCGACGGGTCCGTATCCCATGTCGCCGGGGAATCCATCCCCGTAATATCCTTGTAATAAGCCGGACTCACCCACCCACTCAAGTCGTAGTCCTTGTAGATGTACATGTAGATTCGCAGATTGTTGTCCGCCAACAGCACTGTCCGGGTTTTCCCCCACCGTTTCGGGAATGTGGGACGGTTCCCGATAAACCAGCCAGTCTGGTAGTAGGAAACGATTTCGTCCGCTGAACCAGCCCCGTAGTCGTCCACGTCGGCGTTCTGATCCAACTTGGAGATCCTGTTGAACTCTGCAACATCGGTGATTACAGACGTAGCAGCGATCCCAAGGTGGGTGTCGCCGGTAGGCCGGTACGCCAGCAGAGAACGTGCGTTTATGTCGTGGCGCATCCACGCCCCTGTTTCCGTCAACGACGGGTCCCATACGAACACATTGCGGCGGTTGTTCTGGTTGGACCCGGAAACATTGTCGTCGGACTGGTAGTCCACCGACACCCATAGCCGTTCATCAAACCACATGAGCGACGGGGCAGTACCCAATGTCAACGCAGGTTGCCCCACGTCATAGGTCATGGCTGGTTTGATTCGTTCAAACGCCCAAGCCAACGCATCATAGGACAGCAGATAGATGCCTTCCTCCGCGTACCAGAAGAAGATACCTGCCGTGGCTGCCACTGGTTGGCTGCCGTCCCGGCATCCCGCCGTGCGTGTAATGTTCCTGACCTCAAACGAGTCGCTGCTGAACCCGTAGATCGCGTAGATGCTGTTCTCCTTGAAGACCAGCAACCGGTCAGCGTCGGGAATAATGGCCGTTATGTGGTCGCCATCCTCCCCGATGTCGATGTCGATGTAGTCGGCGGCTGTCCAGTTCTCTGCGTCGTTGACCTTCGACCAGCGCACCCGGTTCTTGTGAGTGGTGCCTTCCTCCAACGTGTAGGCGACCCAAATGTATTCGGCCCATGTGGTCGTATACCGGGCGTTGGGAAAGTGTCCGTCAGATCCGTCAATGTCGGGTGTCGCCAAAGCGGTGGAACCATCAGCGCCACTCCACCGCACCACAGAATACGCGGTGTGCCCCGTGCTGGTCAGAAACTTCCCGTTGACAATGTACGTGTAACCGTTGAATGTGACCCCCCGTGGCGGCTGCGTCGTGTCGAACTGCACGTCAGTGCCGCCATACGACACGGTTCCATCAAAGTCCCCCGTCACGTCGTCGTTCCACAGCAACTTTGTTTCCGTGGCAGTAGCCACGGCAGCCAAAACCTGATTCTGCCCCTCTTCGTAGTGGCTTATCAGGTTTACGATGTCGTCGTCCAACGCTGTGCTATTGATCTTGGTTACAGCATCCCGGCGGCGCACCCCGCCACGCGGGTCCACATCTACGTTCAACAACGCAGGGGATTCATTCTCCGCAATGTTGAACTGGTCGGCGCGCAGGTTCAAACCACCCTTGAAGTCCGACTTCTCGTCGTAACGGTAGGGCTGGTCGGTGGCCGAAACCTTCGGCGGAGACATCTGTAACGGCACTGGCTACTCCCAAGAATAGCGCAGACGGGCGGGCAGGATCATCTGTGACTGCCAACGCGACACCCGCCGCGAGTTCAACACCACAGGCTGCGGAGAGGGAAAATCTTCGTACCGTGCCCGTAGATTGTCCAACTCTGCGGTAAACAACGTAAAGTACTGGTTTGCCAGCCCCGGATCTTCCTGCTGCTGGTACGCCCGGTAAAGACCGTACAGTGACAGCACGTTGTCGAACGGGTCGGGCAAATCAGGTGTGTTGGCATCGGCAATAGCCGTACGGTAGACCGCCGTGTTCCCACCGAACTCCACGGCGTTGCGGTATCCGCGAACATAAACAGTGGTAGCAGACGACGGCGTGGGGTACAGGCGCACCGTGTCATTCCAGAACGTCCAATACCACGGCTCACCCGTCGTGTTTGAATCCAATGGATAGATCACGTCAGCGTCGTCGTAGCCGATGAACTCCAACACGTGGTTGGCGGTCTTCAACGCCGCTATGTCCCGCATCCCTACATTCTTTGGTGCAGATGCCCCAGAGAACGTCACACCGTCATGTGTTACCGACAGGTTTGTTTCAACATCGGACAACGAATAGTCCTTCGTGGACGCAACCGTGTCAAAGGTTGTAGTTGCCTCGTAGAACGGCCAACGCTTCTCCGAATAGACAATCGCATCGTATCCTTCACGGATAAACCAGTTCATTGTCGTATCGGCAATGTCGTTCGACGTAATATCAACCACGCTGCGTATGTGGGTACGCATGTCGCTTAGTTGCATAACGCGGCCCTACGCCGTGTGAAAGACGCAGGAATCGGTATCACCAACCGGATGCCCCTTGCAGGGGTCCCCGGCTTTCGTGGTGGCAACGCACACAGAGGGTGTTGCCACGGGGACATCATAGGTGGGGGTGGGGTTCACACGATGTATACGACGGTCAGGCCCGACGGCGTGACCTTCGGGTTTCAGCGTCTTATGGTTTCCCGCAGGTTCATTTGCGGGGCGCTGGCCCTTCTTGTATGCGTATGCGAAACCCCGTG